AGGTGAGTTTCAAGCATATATCTATGGTCTGTTATCTCACCCAACCCTGGGACACTATCTACCTTGCCCTCTATATTTCTTTTTATAACCAGTTTGTCCTTTACTAGCGTTTTTACTATGTACGCCTGGTCTTTTAGTTCTTTTGTTTCCTACAAATTTATATGTTATTTTTTTCGCCATTTTTATGTTTTAATTTTCTATTATACTTCTTTTTATTTTTAAAAACAGAAGAATGAGGTGGTTTTACACCCAAATCAATATCTACTTGTCTACGTATAGATCTATTTTGAAGTAATTTTCTTTCTTCCCATTTTTTTATATTTTCTAATAATTTTTTATTTTGATTTCTCATATTTTATATCTAAATCCGTTAATCATTACTTCTACTTCTGGGTTACAAACTTTATCCTCTAGTTTACGAGCATATTGTAACTCATTTTCATGTTTCCACTTAGGTATAAACTCACCATTTGCTACTTGATTAGCATGCGCTATATAGTAGTTTTTAATACAGTAGTTTAATAAATACTCTAATCTATCTCTTTCATTTGGTATAAGAACACGAGTATATTCTGTAAATTTTCTGTAATCACCATTAGGTAATTTGTAATACCTATCACCTGTTTTTACTTTATTTAGTTGATAATTACTACTAGCACCATTTTGATTTCTTACATAACCAGTTTTAAAGCTAGCTACACGTA